GTGCGGCTCGCTCTTCTTTTTGATACTAGCCGGAAAGTGCCAGGCGTAGCAGCCGAAAGAAAACGTAAGGTCGGGTTGATCTTGCTTCGCTCCGTCACAATCTTGGTCAGCTTGGCGACCGTGTGGGTGGTGGTCGGCTCGATTGTTTATCCGCTTTGGTGGTTTGAATTTCTCCTCAAACGAGGATTTCTAAACTGGGACCTGTATGAATACGGGTTCACATACCTTTTCGGCAATGTTAGTTGGCTCGTGGTTGTGTTGCCCTTGGCCGCTGTCGCGGTGTGTTTGGCCTTTCGGATTTGGTTGCCTAAGGCCACCGTCTTCCTCGATCGTCTTGGTTTCTATGTCATCTTGTGCTGCGTGATTGCCGTCTCGTTAGATGTATATTGGATCGATAGGACTCAGCGGCTGAAGTACGAGGAGCTCTGGGGACTTCGCAATATATCCGATGCCCTTGTGCAGGCGGTGACCGCTCTGGCTGAATCGGCGCTGCCCCCATCCCAAATTGTTCCGCCTATCGATGTTCTCTATGCGGATAAGGATCGGGTGGCTATGCTATACAGTCAGCTCGAGCCGGAGTTCGCCGAAAAGAAGCGCACGGTTACCTCCGAGAACAAAGACGACAACAGCTTCGGTTTGGAACGAAAGCCTGTTACGGTGAGCTTGGGCGGTTCAAAACAAACAAAGCAAACGGATGAGTTTCAGAGAGTGGACCCAAGTACGGCGCGACAATGTGTCGAGTTGGTGAATGGCCTACTCGCGCGTCAATCTCCGCCTTACTACTCTACGTTCGATCGATTCGGTGCGTTTGAAGTTCTAAAGCGGGCGGAAAGCATGATGAAGTCAGTTCACGGGGGCCCGCGCCGCCAATCTCTGTTTACGATCAAAGTTCCGGAGATGGGCGCCGTGGCCACGCTCAAACAAATGGCCGAAATCAGAAAGAAGACGCCGCCAGTGGAAATCGAAAATGGGATAAGAACGCAACTCGGCGAGCTTCGCGGATTAGTGATTGTCGAAGGAGAGTTCAGACGAGTATCGCTCGGACCCCATGCGGGCGAGTTCGAGGAGCAATTCAAACCGAATCCCCGCCCGATCTCTTTTCGTTTTGTCCTACGCGACGAGGGGGCACTGCGCCTGCTGCCAAGCCGCGGGCAGTTCCTGGTGTTCGGCGATGTAATTAAGAAGTGGGATGGTGGCCCTTCGCTAGAGTTTCAGCCAATAGCCGTTTTCTAGCCTCAAGCGACGTGCGGTCCGCGCTTGGACGAAATGTGGCCAAACCGTACTTTTGTCGCCCGCGGTATAGAAACGGCGTTCGAGGAAGTCTGGACGGATCGCGCCAGTGAAGTCCAATCTACGTCAACTTTGAGCGCCCAACCCGTCGCAACCGGCTTCGGGGGAACACTACCGCTCTGAAACGGGCTGTAGCCTCTCTGTGAAGCCTGAGCTTACTTACCGGGTCTCCGCCCGATAAGATAATTTAGCGCGAGCTATCGTTCATCCCCGAAGCGCACCGTGACGGTCGGCGTGGCCCCTAGAACCATATTCGCGAGTAGGCGACAAACCGTCAACTTGGATTGCCGGGATGCCCAACGCTCCAACTGACGTGAGCGGCGTTTCACGGGAATGACTGGCATTCATACTGGCCAAAGGCGACCTCATTAACGGCGCACCATTTGGGAGACGACCAGTTCACCATCCGTCCTATGGTCCCAGCCTTACATCCCATACATTCGGCCAGCTCAAGACAATGGCTCCGATGAGCAGGTACGCAGCCAAGCCAGCCCCTATGCCGACCGTAAGATTTGCGAGCACCGGTAAATCCAGGAAGAACTCGCGCCAGGAAACAAGGGCGCCCACATGTTGAGCGAGCGCGCCTTCAGTAAGCAGGATCATGAACAGGGCAATGGCGGACGGTGCAAGGATTGCCCAGAGAAATCCCTTCCTCCGTTTCAGGCACGTCTCCCTTCCTTTGCCCCCCGACCCTGTGAGCGTAAAGAAGAATCCCAGTACGCCTCCGACCAGGACAAAGATGCGGATGTAAGTCTGGAATGTAGGTGACGTGGTCACAGTCGGCAGCAACCATGTGGCAGCAGTTACCGCCGCGCCATTTACAATGCCGCCAACTATGCCGATGGCTTCGGCAAGGGCCTTAAGTTCCGCGAATTTCACTTCGATGCGATATAGGCCGACGCACTCACGGCTGCAATTCTGTCGCCGCCCTGCATGACCACCAGGGGCTTCGATGACCGTTCATAAGCCTGTGCCGGCACCTCGACGTTGACAATCTGGCGATCACTTGAAAGGCGAAAGGCTTCTCCCCTGCGAATGGCGGCGAAAAACTGATCGCTTTCCACTGCCTCCCATCGCACAACAAGCTCGGTGGAAGCCGATTTCGCATCGGGCAGCCATAGTATAAACGGACGGGACTTGACGCCGGTGCGGATGGAATACGCGAGACGATAGGGTCCCTTTCCAAGTACCGAAGATGTTACCTCGATCGCGATGTCCAGCGGCTTGCCCTCCGCATCGCCCGCCGTGCCCCGGAGGATCGTGCGTATCGGAGAGGCCGCGGACACGTCACGTTTGGCCACATACGCTTGAGGATGGTCCGTTTGGCTATCAGCATTGGGCCCCCCATAACCCAACCCCGTCGTTCGAGTGTCCTGAAATGCCGGCTCGTTCTTTGGACATTCAAAAACCGGGCACATGGATCGTCCAGTGATGCAGGAGGCGAGCCTCGTTTCACAGAGTATCGGCTCGAACTTATCACTGGCGTATCGCCAGCTGACCTTTACCGATTGCTGCCCGGATGTGTTTGCAAGCCGATAGCTCCTGCAATCTTCGCCCCTCAACGATTCAAAGCTGAATCGGTAACCTCCCTGGGTCGCAACGCCGCCTTCGAGTCGTCCGATCGGCATGCAAGCATTATCCAACGACAGTTGCGGATTACCGCCGGAAGGGACCGGTCTTTGATTTAGCTGAAATAACGCGGCCCACGTCGCAAACGCCAAGGCAGCCACGGTCTTCATGACAAACTCCTTTCAGCCAAAGCGAGAATGAAATCCTATGGTACACCATCGCCGCACAACTTTTTTGCCGCTTGATGAGGTTGGAGTCCCTGCCCTCATACCGCAGGCCAGTGCGATTTCGGCCCCTGTTCGTTCTTATCTCAGCTTTGCCTCCCGAAATCATTTCGACGAACTCCGCTCAGCAGGGCGATTTCAAACCAGACCTCTCCCAAGCTGTCTTCTCGCAACGCATACCGGACACGGTTCTAGCGAATCACCCCTTGAAGTCCGGCTCACGTCAACTGGACGAAAAACGCGCAACCCGTCGAAGCGGCGCTTTAGAGAGAGCCACCATCCGAAAGCGGCCTGCCCGACATCTCGGTGAAGCCTGAACTAAAATAGCCAGGCAGTCCTACCCGATAACATGAATTGTCGTCAGCGAATTTGCACTTGGTTCCCGCCAGTGGCGCACCATATCGGCGACCGACTACGCTACGCGTCGAGTACCGCGTATTGGACCCACGAATCACGCCCGGCCGATTGTGGCTGAGCCAGAAAACCTAACAGCAGAAAAGCTGAAAAGCATGCGCCAGTCCCTTTGGCGTATGATTGGTCGCAGGGAACGAAGCCAAACAGCAGCGTCGGGCGGTCCGGATCCGGCACCGGGAAATGCAAGAACCTATCACGATATTCGAGCACAGATGCACAACAGGGTTCCCTTGGGCCGAAGGGGACCTCGCGAGGCTAGAGCGCCTTGAGCACACGATCGGTGCCTGTGTGCTGCACGCAACGGCCCAACACGAACTCGAGGCCTCTCAGTACGTGGGTGTCGTGCGGCTCGGTAAACGCACCATCCAGGTGCTTCCGAAGATCCATCAGACCAACAGCGACGAGGAGAAGAAGAAGGAAGATGCGACTCGGGCTTTGATTAGCATGCTGTCGTATGCGGGGAACTTCGATGTGAGGGAAACGGATGTTGCACCCCTTCTTCTCGGAAAAGCGGCTGAATGGTTCGAGATCCTTACCGCACTCTTCGCCGTCCATTTGAAGCGCGAATGGCAAAACGGTGCCCACCGCACGTACCAGGCGGCTTCAGATGTGCTTCCGGTTCTCAAGGGCCGGTGGCGCATCGCCGACCAGCTCCGCCGCCCCGAGCGAAAGCAGGTATTCGAGGTTACTTATGATGAGTTCACCGCTGACAACCAGCTAAATCGGGTTTTTCGATTCGTAGTCGAAATGCTCTGGAAAATAACACGGCAATTCGACAGCCGCCGGGCGCTTGGTTTGCTCCGGGAGTGGATGGATGAGGTCACCTTGGTTGACGAGGTCGACCCAGAAGAGGCCGCGCCAGCGTTGCTAACCAGGCTAAACCAACGCTACGAACCGTTATTGAACCTGGCTCGACTGTTCCTCGAGATGGCTGTGCCGAGCCCGCGAGCGGGGAACGTGAGCACCTTCGCGTTCGTCTTCGACATGAACCAACTATTCGAATCGTTTATTAGCAACTTCATTCGCCGTCATCGATCCGAGATCCTTCCATCGAGGTTTAACGCCTGCGAATTGCTTGTTCAGTCGGCCGGAGCAGTCCGGGCCCTAGCTCAACAAGGCGACCGGGAGGTCTTCCACCTGAAGCCGGATATCCTCTTCCGAAGTGGGCACACTTTCCCATTGATCATCGATACCAAGTATAAGATGCTGGGTGCGGAGGCGCATTCCGGTGTATCACAGGCCGACTTCTACCAAATGTACGCATACGCCAACCGCTACTGTTGTGATCACACGCTGCTGCTCTTCCCACAGTCGGTGGGCATGGCGAAGCCGGTGCGGGAGCGCTTCTCGATTTGCGGCACACAGGTGGTTGTGTGGGCGGCAACCGTGGATCTTACCATTGGATCTGATACCCGCGCCAGTCGCGACCGCATTAAAAAGGAACTCCGAGAACTGCTGGAGGAAATTTGAACCACCTTATTGTGAATATTTCGTGGCAGTCCAACTACTGGACAGGCAAGCCGACACAAGATGAACAGGAGAGATCCGGCTTTGGAGAGGTAAACAAGGGCAATGCGAACGAGATGCATAACTTCGATTTTCAAAAGAACGTTGTGGATGGTACCAAGGCCGGCTTCGCAAATAAGGCCGGCCGTGCAAGAACGTTCACAAAAGGGGGAATTGTCTTTTTTCATTCGCTTGATAGGAAACAGAACAAGACCTACATTGTTGGGTTATATGGAGGGGCGGAAGTGGGCGATTTCAAGAGTGGCCCTTACAACATCCGGGCGCCAATAGAACTGTGCGTCCGCTGGAAAGAGATCCATAGGTTGCCTGTGGACAAGAAACGCTATTTTGTCGGACAAAAGAAAATGGGACAGATAAACTTCATGAACATTGGTGACAAACAAGCGAAGGAGATTCTCGACGATGCCATTAGCGTCCACGCCGATTCGCCTCAAGTACAGCAGCAACTCTCGGCGGTACAGAAAGTCGTTTGGGGTCCTCAGCCGACGGACCAAGCGAAGACACCGATGCCGATATACCCCGTTGCGCTGAGAGATTTGATGGAAATGACGGAGAACACGCGAAATGTCATCCTTCACGGCCCTCCAGGTACCGGCAAAACATGGCTGTCGAACCACTTCAGCATCTATTTCTTACTCTGGCACAACGTGTCTCATGAGGACGCCACAGCATACTGGGTCGCTGTAAACGATGGAAACAGGTCCCAATCCAAAGCATTGCGGGCGCTTGTCGAATCTGAATCGGATCCCAATAAGGCCTATCGGCAGTTCACGACCTTCCATCAGTCCTTTGCCTACGAGGAGTTCGTCGAGGGCCTGAAGCCGTTGAAGCCGGAAGACGGAGGCCAAAACGTCACGTATGACGTCGTGCCGGGAACCTTCCGTGAGACGTGCGAACGTGCAAAAGCAGCTTGGCAGGAACACAAAAATAAGGCGCCTAAGTACATGCTCGTTATCGATGAGATTAACCGGGCCAATACTGCCAAAGTACTGGGAGAGTTGATCACGCTCATCGAAGATGACAAACGGTTGGGAGAGGAGAACGAGATCACGCTCAAGCTGCCATACTCGAAGGACATCTTCGGTGTGCCCCCGAATCTCTATATCCTCGGCACCATGAACACAGCCGACCGGTCATTGGCCTTACTGGACCTAGCTTTGCGCCGGCGGTTCCAGTTTCATGAGTTGGCGCCTGATCCATCGTTGCTGCGGACCGTCGACGGCGTGGACCTCCGGCGTCTGCTTACTGAACTTAACACACGGATAGCAGCTCTACTGGACCCGGAACATGGTATTGGACACAGCTATCTCCTCAATGTCAAGGACGCCCACGAACTACGCTTGGTCTGGTACGGGCGCGTCGTGCCGTTGCTCTGCGAGTACTTCCACGCCGAGGGCCAGCGGCTGAAGGCGGTGCTTGGGACCGATTTCATCGAGAAAAAGACTGTCCAACCGGGCACGGCGAACGCGCTAGGCGAGTTGTTCGATCCAGATTCCTGGGCGTACCCAAGTGTGAAGAAGCTCGACGGCACGGATTTTCTGCATGCGCTCCGTCGTCTTGCCGGGCAAGACAATCCGCCTCTAGGAGCCGACGGCGGTGCGGGTTCCTAGTCGGAATCGGATAGAACGTCGCGAAATCGGTGACCTCGTGATCGCCGCCTGCCTTTTAACCGCTCGACGCGAGCGCAAATGGTGCAACCGGGCGTCATGGGAACTTATCGCGCTCCGAAGTCTTTCGGTCGGCGGACACCGCGCGCCAAGCACGCAGCGTGTGTACCCTTCGTCGAATTGCTTCTCCCACTCCTGCATCACTATAGTCACCACGTCATTGCCCACCAGGCTGGTCAATGCCCCGCCTCCGAAGGGAATCGGCCCACGCCGAGTAGCAGAGTATGCTTGCTGAGATACATCTGGCTGCCCGTTCTAGTGCACTGGTCGCCATCTCGCTGATCTGTCCGCCCACTCGAGTGCTCCAGTCCGAACATGCGCTACTCGTACACTCTCGTGGCTCTCGCTCCTTAGCGCGGCAGTATTTTCCCGATAACGGGTATTGTCGGGTGCTATTTCGTCAGAAAGGCTGCCTCCGCGTCTATGTAACTGTTTTGTTTTCTTCGCGGAAGTCCTTCACCTTAAGTCCCAGACGGTCGCACGGGGCATGCCGGAGATCTTGCTTTACGCCCAAGTAGCGTTCCGTCGTCTGGATCGACTCGTGACCCAGCGACAGTTGGATTTGCTCAACCGGCGCCCGTCCTTGGTGAGCCAGCTTTGCGTAACTACGCCTGAGATCGTGCGGTGCGATCTTCCCCAGGTTGAGCCCCGATGTATACTTTCGCAGGATGAACCAGACGCACTTGTCGGTCAGCGATTCATGGGTCATCCGGTCGCCGCGATTGATCGGCCGGAATACCCGCCCCGTGTTAATCCCCGCCGCGGCGGTCCAGTCGTCGATAGCAGTTTTCGTCCAGTTCGGCATAGCCACCGAACGAACCCGGCCATGCTTTCCCAATAGATCTACGATCACCCATCGTTGCTCACGCTGCTGGATGTGATCGAAGGCGAGCCGCACGGCTTCGGATCGACGCAACCCGCATCCGATCAGAACCGCGAGCAGCGCGCGATCCCGCTTGCCGGCGAGCTTGGCGACATTGGGCGCCTGAATCAGGCGTTCGGCTTGGCGGCGATCCAGCCAGTTTCCCAGGCGTACACCACGCCGGCTCACACCGCGTACGCGGGCGATCCCAGCGGCCAATTCGGGAGCGATCAAACCGTTATCGGCCGCCTCCGCGATCAGCTTGCGTATCGCGGACAGACGCACATTGATCGTGGCGGCGGCCAAGCCCGTGGCCTCGAGGTGCGCCTTATAGGCGTTCACCACCGCCTTGGAGATGGGCGGGCGAGTCTCGCCACGATACCAGGCCAGAAAGTCATTCAAGGCCGTGCCATAGGCCCGCCTCGAATGAGGCGAGGTCACGCTGTCGAGTGCGAGGGCTTTTAACCTCTCCCAATTCCCAACATCGTATTGGACCAGTTCGCCCATTTCACCTCACCGGCTCGTCGAGGTCAGTTCGGCAGAGGCCGGTGACTGCCGGGCCGCGACTCTGGCGGGACAGACCTTTCCGGGGACTTGGCCACTTCCCCGCCGCCAGGTCTGGATTTCAACCACGCGGCGAGGTCTTCGCGCTGGTACCGGACGGCGCGACCCAGCTTCAGGTAGCGGGGACCCTGCCCCACGAGCCGCCACCGCCGGACGGACGCCAACGAAAGCCCTGTGATATGTGCCACATCGCGCTCGGAGAGCAGCGGCAGCGGATCAACATTGTTACCCGGTGTCATGCGTTCCTCTCTGGACGGCTGTTTTGCTCGCCTACCAGAAGGATTGCGAACCTCACCAGGTGAGGAGCAAGGTGAGGAGGTGATGAAAATGAGGAATGCTGACGTTTGTTAGGTGATTCCCTGGTTTTTTAGCAGCGCGACGAACGCCGACGGTTCCATGGAAAGGATCCGATCAAAGTTGCGGTGATCTGCTTGGGTGGCTTTAGGGCTGTTGGCTTGCCAGTACTGGAATGGACGGTCACTACGATGCCCGGCGGCGCGCCAGATATGCTTCTTGTAAATCTGGAAGGTGGATACCTGGTTGCACGCCGCAATGAAAGCGTCAACGCACGGCTTTCGCGTTCGAGCATCAGCTTCCCTTTTCACAGCCGCCGGCGCGTCTGATTTCGGCACCGAACCGGGCTCTGCCGCATTCGGCGTGTGCCGCGATTGGTCTTCTGCCCGGCGCCGAGCGGCTTCCATCGACTGGCGTAGCAATTCAAGCTTGGCTTGAGCTTGCTCCTCAAAATGTTTGACTCGGTCCAGAATGGCCTGTTGGATCGTCTGGTCGTGGCGAGCCTTCAGAACCGCCATCTCGGAATCCGGTTGCTGCGCCTGCCGCCAGAACTCCACCCAGGCTTGCTCATCCGGGTATCGCCACGTTTCCAACTCCGGGGATTGGTTCGGGATGCCGACCGCCGCGTTGCCGGCGTATCGAGCTCGCCTGCGCGTCGGTTCGATCCAGAGTCTGAGACGGTAACCCCGCCAGAGCTTGTTTGTCAGTTTCCATATCGTGTCGGCCAAGTGAAGCCGCAACCCCATGTGCATCGCCACGTCCGCCGCGGAAGACTCCAGATATTCCTTCAGGTGAACATCCAGGACTTCCTCGGCATAGATCCTGATGTACCCCACGATTTGTGATTGGGATCGGTAGACGTCGGCTGCCAGAAATGAAAATGACGGGTTCGTCGGAAAGTATGGTTCCGTGTCCCGCTCATACCGCGCCAGAGCATTCTTCTCTCCTTGCTCGATGCGAAGCCGGGCGTCCCGTGATAGCGAGGGTAAGGGCTTGGACATCACCGCATTCAGTGCGGCGATGCCTTCGGAAGAAGGCGGCGGCATGTCGGATTGTTTCATCACTACATCTCCATTCAGGAGCCGGGGCCCGCGCGCAGTGACGTGCGCGGGCCGGCGATCACTGCTAGTAATCATGATAACACATTAGTAATCAGTAGCTTCACATAGCGGAGTGACTTTACAGACTTACACAGACAACCTATAATCGAGTTAGTCGTTCGCTGTAAGAACGCCGCAACGATGATACTGAACTCGTCCCAGCGTTCTTGTGTCGAGCGCGTTGACAAGGATGCCCAATGTACCGCTCCGGCCCTGCACCTACTCTGGATGTCCGAACCTCAGTGACTGCCCTGAGCACGTCGGCAATCTCGCGGCCAAGCAATACGACCGTGCGCGGCGCGATGATCCCCTCCGCATCTACAATACCGCCCGATGGCGGGCCCTGCGGGCGATCGTGCTGGGGCGCGATCTGCTGTGCAGGCAATGCGGCAATGAAGCCAGCACAGAAGCGGACCACATCATACCGACACGCAAAGGCGGCGCAGTGTGGTCACTCGATAACTTGCAGGGGCTGTGTGCCGGGTGCCACGCGAAGAAAACACGGCGCGAGAACAGCGCATGAGGGGATGCCGGTCATCCTTCCCAGGCTCGCAGCCGCGGCGATCCGTAGCCGTACCACGCGTAAAAAGCCGCAGGTTTTGGGGAGGGGGTATCCCCGCCCGGTGAGGGTAGCAACTTGGAGAGGAAGTAGCTTATGATTGTTGAACTTTGGCCGATCGAGCGTCCCAAACCCTATGCGAAAAATGCCCGCAAATGGGGCCCAAAAGCCGTCGAAAAGGTGGCCGCCAGCATCCGCGAGTACGGTTTCCGGCAGCCCATCGTCGTCGATCCTCAAGACACCATCATCATTGGGCATCTGCGGCTGGCGGCTGCCAAGGAGCTGGGACTGAAGGAGGTGCCCGTCCATGTCGCGCGGGATCTAACACCGGAGCAAGTCAAGGGTCTTCGTCTGATGGACAACCGGAGCCACGAAGACTCCGGCTGGGACTTGGCGCTGCTGGCGCCGGAGATTGCGGATTTGAAGGCGCTGGCTTTCGACCTCAGCCTGACTGGGTTCGATGGCCTGGAAATTGATGGTTTTCTAACCCAGCCTGAGGATGATGAAAAGGCCAATGCCGTGCCGCCAGTGCCCGAGGTGGCTACTTCTCAGCCGGGCGATCTGTGGCTGCTGGGGCCGACGGACGGCACTGTCGTCGGCGCCACACACCGAGTATTGTGCGGCGACTCGACCAGCGCGGAGGCCACGACGCGGCTGCTGGGCGGCCAGAAGCTGCCGTTCCTGATGGTCACCGACCCGCCTTATGGGGTGGAGTATGACCCGGAATGGCGAGTGGCCGTCGACGGCGGTGGCCGGCACGCGCTGGGCAAGGTCACCAACGATGACCGGGTGGACTGGAGTCCCGCGTGGAGCCTGTTCCCCGGCGACGTAGCTTACGTTTGGCACGCCGGCATTTATGCCGGAGAAGCGGCCGCTTCCCTGGTGGCGGCAGCGTTCGAAGTCCGGGGCCAGATCATCTGGCGCAAGCAGCACTTCGTGATGAGCCGCGGCGCTTATCACTGGCAGCATGAGCCTTGCTGGTACGCGGTACGCAAGCACAAGTCGGCTCACTGGCGCGGCGATCGCACGCAGACCACGGTCTGGGACGTGGCGAATTTAAATCCGCACGGCGGCAACCGGCAGGAACAGCAAACCGGCCACGGCACCCAGAAGCCCATCGAGGTGATGCGCCGTCCGATCGTGAACCACACTGAGCGCGGCGAGGCGGTGTACGACCCGTTTCTAGGCAGCGGCACAACGCTGATCGCGGCCGAAACCACCGAGCGGGTCTGCTACGGCCTGGAAATCGATCCGCAGTACTGCGATGTGATCGTCCGGCGATGGCAGGATTTCACCGGCAGGCAAGCCACTCTCGATGGTACTGGCCGGACATTCACCGCGATCGCGGAAGAGCGGCTGGCGGTGGCGGCATGAAGGCGCCCTATGCCGTGCTCTGTGGCGACTGCCGAGACCTGGCGACCGTCCGGCGCCTGATGGACGGCGAGAAAGCCAATCTGGTCATCACCAGCCCGCCCTACGCCGCGCAGCGGGATTACGACAAGTCGAGCGGCTTCCAGCCGATCCCGCCGGAGCGGTACGTCGCCTGGTATCAGCCGGTGGCCGACCACATCGGCGAAGTGTTGGCGCCCGACGGCAGTTACTTCCTGAACATCAAGGAATCGGCTACCGACGGCCAGAGGCACTTGTACGTCAAGAAACTGGTCATCGCGCACGTGGAGTCCTGGGGTTGGCGCTTCGTCGATGAATTCTGCTGGCGCAAGACGGACGAGGGAGTGCCTGGGGGCTGGCCCAATCGCTTCAAGAACGCGTGGGAGCCCGTCTTCCATTTCGTGAAACAGTCGAGCATCAAGTTCCGGCCGGAAGCGGTGTCGCATCGTTCGGCGGATTGCTTCGGATATTCGCCCCATAATCCCAGGTCTACCTCCGGCAGCGGATTGCTGGGCACCGGCAAGCGCGGCGACAAAGCGCGCGGCGGCATGGCCCAGGATGGGGTGATCGGCGCGGCCATGCTTCAGACCCGGCATAGCGATGAGCAAGGGAGATTCGCCGGACTTGCCCGTCCGTCGAACGTCATCGAAGCGAAGACCGAGAGCACCCAGGGATCGCACAGTGCGCCCTTCCCCGTGGCCCTCCCCACGTTCTTCATCCGGGCATTCTCCGATCCTGGCGATTTGGTATTCGACCCGTTCGGCGGCAGCGGAACCACACTGATGGCCGCGCTGCGCACGGGCCGCCGGGCGCGCTGCATAGAGATCAGTCCGGGGTACTGCGACGTGGTGGTGAGACGCATGACCGATTACCAATCTGGGATCGAAGCCAGACTGGCGGAGACCGGCCAGAGCTTCGAGCAGGTGAGACTGGGGCGCCAGCGTTCCGCTGAGGACGCGCTCCCGGAAGTGGCCGAGGCCACACGCTGATGGGACTTCGCGGACCAGCACCGAAACCGAGCGGCATCCGCATGCTTGAGGGAAACCCCGCCAAGCGCGCCCTGCCGGCGGACGAGCCCAAGCCGCTGGCTGGCGAACCGGACATGCCGCGTTATCTGGATCGGGAGGCCCGCCGGGAGTGGAAGCGGCTAGTCCCAATCCTGCTCGCCATGCGGGTGCTGACAGAGGCCGACGGTGTGGCACTGGGCAACCTGTGCCAGGCGCATTCCATCCTGGTGCTGGCGCACAAGGACATGCGGAAGGCTGCCCAGACAGGCGGCTCGGGCCTGCTGATGAAGGTCCCCAGCGGCTACATCCAGCAATCGCCGCTGATCGGGATCATCAATTGCCAGGTGGAGATTATCCTCCGGATCTCGCGCGAATTCGGCCTCACCCCATCGTCGCGCATGCGGCTGTCGGCCCTTCCGGAACAGACGATAGACGCCTTGGAGTTAAAGCTGTGTGGCTGACTACCGCCCCGAAACGTGCGCGTACTGCACGGCCGAGACCTGGTGCGAGATCCGCGCCAATGGCAAGCCGCAGTGCCGGGCGTGCAAGGTGGAGCGGTTTTTCACACAGGTGCTGTACCCGCCCCTCGGTTATACCCTGATGGGTTGGCAGCGCAAGGTCCTGCGAGATCTCTACGGAACAGTGCGGCCGGAGGACGGAAAGCGTCGCTACCGTTCCGCCTACGTGTCGGTGGCCAAGAAGAACGGCAAGAGTTTTCTGATCGGCGGCCTGCCGATCTATCACCTGCTCATGGAAGAGGAGCGCAATCCGGAAGTATACGGGGCCGCGGCGGCTAGGGAGCAGGCCGGGATTGTCTTCCGATCGTCGCAACAATTAATCAAGCACAACCAGGATCTGCAGGACAAGCTCAAAGTGCTACCGAGCGTGAAGCGTATTGTGCGGCGCGATGGCGGGGGTTTCTACGCGGTCCTTTCGGCCGACGGAGATCTGCAGGACGGCATCGAACCGAGCTTGGCCATTCGGGACGAGGTGCACCGGTGGAAGTCGGCACGCGCCGAGACCTTGAAAGACGTGCTGGTCAAAGGCATGATCTCACGCGAAGAGCCGCTCGACCTGGGCATCACCACCGCCGGCGCCGAATATGAATCGCAGCTCTGGTTCAGCGAGTACGACTACGCCAAGAAGATCCTGGACGGATCGCTCCCGTCGGATCGGTTCTACGCGGCCATCTGGGAAGCCGATGCCAAGCGCATCGAGAGTGATCCGGAGTACTGGAAATCCCGCGAGGCACGCTTGGCGGCCAACCCGAGCCATGAGGATCTGGGTGGCTTCCTCAAAGATTCGGCCCTCGTGGCTGAGTTGGATAAGGCCCTAGCGCAGCCAGCCGAGCGCTCGAAGTACCTGCGCTACCACCTGAATGTGCCGATCAAAGCGCAGGAAGACCCGATTATCGATATGGCGCAGTGGAAGCGCTGTGGCGGTGGTCTGGATCTGGGAGACTGGCCGGCGTACGATCTCGACAGGCTGATCCAGCAGTGGGGGCTGCGGCATAAGCCATGTTGTGCCGGAGTCGATGCTTCCTGGGGCACGGATCTGACGGCGGTGGTGTTCGTCTTCCCGCCCACAGAGGGCGGGATCTGGACTCTGCTGCCGTTCTTCTGGATGCCCAAAGACCAGGTTCCCAAATTGGAGCGTATCTGCCGAGTTCCGTTTGCCGATTGGATTCGCCGCGGCTTTATCGAGGCGCCCCCCGGCAATGCCATCGACCTGCGCGCTGTCAAACGGCGCATCCACTGGGGGCGCGAAACGTTCGAGCTGCGCGAACTGGCATTCGACCGCTACAATTTCAGCACCCAGGCGATGGAATTGCAGGACGAGGGCGTGCCGTCCGTGGAGATCCCACAGAGCTTCCTGCATCTGAGCCATCCCACCAAGTTCCTGCTGAGCGCCTATGCCGATGGAAAGTTGCGGCACGGAAACCACCCGGTGCTGAACTGGATGGTAGGTTGCCTGCAGCTACAGTATGACCACAAGGACAACTGCCAGCCCTCCAAGCCCGAGCGCGGGAAATCGGCCAAACGCATTGACGGTATCTCGGCCACTGTGACCGCGCTGAACCGAGCGCTGGTGTTGAAGCCGCAGTACCGGAAGTCCATCTTCGATCACGGCCCGGTGGTCATATGAAGGGAATTCGGGCGCCTGCGAGCAGCCGAGGGTTTGGCCTGCGTTGCGCCACGTCTGGCCCGGGTTCGTTCAGGGCAGTGCCGTCTTAGCTTGTGGCTACAGCCTGCCGTGCCATGCGGCGTTTCCTCGAAATTGAAGTCTAGAAGCAGCAAGGCCCGCCAACGGCAAGTGCCGGGCGGGCCAGGAAGCAAGGGAGGTGCGCGATCTTACTTGATGTTGATGCGATAGGTACGTTCGCCCCCGTCGGGCTTGAAGGACTCGATGGCGAATCCAGCCTTCTTCATCGCGCCGGCCATGAACCCGCGGACGGTATGCTTTTGCCAGCCCATCGTCTTCATGATCTCCGAAAGGGTGGCTCCGTTCTTTCGTTGGAGCATCGCAACCACCCGAGCCGTCTTGCTGCCCTCGCGTGGCGTGGCGGCTTGCTGCGGCTTGGCGGCTTTCTTGGCCTTGGGCGCGTTCTTGCGGGCACTGGGCTTCCTGGCCGCCTTGGCGTCGGCGGACGCGCCCTTGGCTGCCCGAGCGCCACCCTTGGCCTTGCGTTCCGCTTTCGCCTTCGTTGGCTGCTCCGGCTGCGGCTGCTTGGGAGCGCCCAGCCCCTGAATGCGGCCCCAGATCCGGCGGATGCCCGTCTTGTGGTCCTTGAACTTCTTCGTCGGCGCGACTCCCGGCAGGCTGTTCCAAATAGCGACCAGCCGCTCCGCCGGCCAAGCGTTAGCAAGTTCTGCGAGCTCCTGCTGGCCGCTGAAGCTGTCGAAGGGGGTGGCGGTTTCGGCGGCGGCCTCCGCAGGGGTGCCATGCGCCGTAATGTTGTTGTCGTTGTCGATGGTGAACGTCATTTTGAGTCTCCTTTTTTTCCGCGCTCTTCGCGGTCATCACATCGATCACTCTGTCCGGCTCCGAAGGCAAGGCAATTCTTCAGAAAATCGACGAATGGCGAAGGACTGGCGATGAGAAGGCTGCGGTCAAGATCGGCGTAGATGGGGCCGTACTCCAGCATGTTCTACCAGTGCCGCGCGCGCCAGGGGAGCTGCTGATCCTGGGGGAACTACTGACTTCGCTCTCAGGCGGTTTTCGATCTGAGTATCGGCGGGGCACGGAATAGACGACGATAAAGCCTGATAATGCCACCCACACCCGCTGCTGCAAGCCTGCATCGAGCGTCACAAAACAGGCCTATCCCCTATGTCGCGTTCCAGGTCACCGGTAGCCTTTTCGCGGAAGCGCTCGCGGGGTCTGTGCCAACACCGTTATTCCCGCGAAGGCGACGGCGAAGCTGAGCTTGTGGCCGGCGCCGGTCCGAACTGGCGGCGCTGCTGTATATGTGCCTCGCGATTCGCCGCTGGTGTTTCTGGAAGAAGCGGGCACTCCCCCTCATGCCGCAGTCCGATCAGTAGAGCTTTCAATCCAGGAGCTTACATTTCTCCTTTGAAATGTTTTGGCCTTACGGTACCATTATCTCGTCGGCATCGGCCGAAAAGGGGAGAACCATGACGCAATCGCAAATCGTTCAAGCATTGGCAGAGAAGTGCGAGATTACCAAGAGAGTCTCGCAGGGTTTGCTCGCCGCCCTGTCTGACACGGCCATCCGTGAGGTCAAGAAGCATGGCTTATTCGTGTTGCCCGGTCTAGGGCGCCTGGTCCGTGTGGATCGCAAAGCGCGAATGGGACGGAACCCCGCCACTGGCGAAGCCATCAAGATCGCCGCCAAGAAGGTTGTGAAGTTTCGGGTAGCCAAAGCCGCGAAAGAAGCCATCGTACCTTCGAAGAAGGCGAAGGTCCCGCCCAAGCCGGTCGTGCCCAACAGCACCTCGCCCTTGCCGATCACCAAGCCTGCGTAA